GGCGGAATCGAACTCCGCGACATAGTCTGCGCCGCTGGTCACAAACAGGTGATCTCCACGGAAGTCGATGCCGCGGAGGTTGTCGTAGCCGGTGACGAAGGTGTCGATGTAGTTGCTCTCAACACGGTACATGAGCATTTTATGCACCGATTCAACGTCCAACGGACACGAATAATCACCCAAATCATCACTGAACTCCCAGGAACGTTTCAGGAATGTAACATCCTCGATACCTATGTAAGGCACACTCTGCGCCTCCTTATCCGCCATAGTGTAGATGATGTCCATATCCGCAAGCGTCGCCGCTATCGCAGTGTGGTTGAAGAACGGAACGTTCTCGCTCACACCCATAGCATTGTCGTCACCATAAGTGATCAACGCCACATTATCTTTGAAAGTGCTCAAATCACCCCCCAACTTAGCATAGCAATAACGCATATACAAAGAATTGGCGAATGAGTTGATCTGCACAGTCAAAGAATGTCCAGAAGGATTACTCCCATGGAATGTGACAAGATCACCGTTGAAGTTGACAGTCGGAAAAGCGGTGTCATAAGCGATCGTCCTCATAGCCAGTAAGGATTCATCATCCATCCCAGATACAGCATACAATTGGATCATGACCTCAAAAACCGCAAGAACCATAACTGCCGGCATACGCTTGTCATACGCTTTATAATCTCCAGCAATCATACGAGTGTCTCCGAACTTGCAAAGATACCTCCTGATGTCGCCCCACTCATGGGACTGTGCGATTGTCCCAGATGCAGCCTCAAAAACATGAGGATTATTCTGCTGGACACGCACAAGACTTAGGAAATACTTCCTGACAACGATAGACCAATCAAAAGGGGCAGCGCAAAACACACGAGTTTTACCAGTCTCCGCCTTCTTCAAACTGACCGGTTCATCCTTGAGACAAGCCGTGAAGATGGGATAAGATCGCTCACCTCGCCTCGCCAATAGCTCAAAGTGGTCAATGCGTTTCCGCACTTCGGGCACAACATCAATAGCATGCTGACAACCACGCACGTTACCCAAAGGGATTAGCAACGACTCCTTAC